CAGGCATGGGTGTCCTGCACTACGAGATAGGCGCAGGCAAAGGGAAGGTGACCGTCGAGCCGCAGCACATGATCCACTTCCGATATGCGAATCCGTTCAACCCCTATATGCACGGGCTCGCCCCGCTCCATGCCCACAACGCCATGAGCGTCGACCGATACACTCATTACGACCAGTACGAAGACGGGCTCGTTCTGAACAACGGGATGCCGGACTACTTCGTCAAGTACGAGGGCTCGCTCACCGACACGCAGCGCACTGATCTTGAACGTAGTTGGAACGCCTTCTCTCACGGGACTCGCATGAGCCAGCGCGTCAAGGTGGGTGACGGCGCCTTCGACATCAAGGAGATGGGATTCAGCCCGAAGGAGATCAGCTATCTGTCAGGCCGTCAGTGGACGCGGCAGGAGATCTGCGGCATCTTCGACGTGCCCATGTCCATGGTCACGACCGACAACATCAACAAAGCGAACGCCGAGGCTGGTAGGGCGCAGCACGCAGAGAGCGCAGTGCTCCCGCGCCTGACGAGGATCGAGCAGACGCTGAATCAAGACCTTGTCCCGATGTACGACGAGCCGCGCCTGTTCGTGGCTTACGACGACCCTGTCCCTGCGAACAAGGTGCTATCGCTCAAGCAGCAAGAAAGCGACCTCAAAAATTACGTGATTACCGTAAACGAAGTTCGCGCCGCTAGAGGTCAGGAACCTGTTTCGTGGGGACACCTTCCTATCGCTCGCAACAACGTGGCGCCGCTCGGCACACAGGCCCCCCCTGCGATGCTGGGTATGCGCGGACTCGACGGGGTGCCGCTCTTGCTGACAAAGGCCGCTGACGAAGAAGACATCGACAGGGAACGCACTGGCGGCGCTAACGCAGCGCCTGACACTCCAGAGAAGCGCCTGCGGGCCGTTGTCCGGTCTGTGTGGGCGAAGATGCTGAAGGACGTAACAGGCCAGCTAGACAGCCGCGCACAGCCTGAGAAGCGATTCGAGCTGAAGGTCGCACAGCAGATGGTGTTCGACTTCGAGCCGTATGCGAAGGAACTCGCCGAACTCTCGCAACCGATCCTGTCCGACGTACTGGTCGCCAGTGGTGACGGTGCGCTTGCTGCGATGGGCGTCAGTGTGCCTGAGTGGGTAGAGGCCCCGACGGTGCAGACAGCGATCCGCGACACGAGCTTCAAGTTCGCCGAGAAGATCAGCAAGAGTGTATCGGATGACTTGCAGAAGGCGCTCTCTGAGGGCGTGCTCGAAGGCGAGACGACGCGGCAACTGAAGACGCGCATGACCGGCGTGTTCGAGGGCTACGAGCAGCGGGACCGCGCCTTGCAGATCGCACGCACTGAGACGAGCCGGGTGTTCAATGCTGGCAAAGAGATCGCGTGGTCGCAGACTGACGCTGTCGTCGGTAAGGTATGGGACGCGCTCGGTGATGCCTGCCCGTACTGTGCGCCGCTCGACGGCCAGGTCGTGCAGCTCGGTGAGCCGTTCAACGATCCCGTCAATGGCGAGCCGCTTGTCGAGGGCACGGCGTACACTGTCCCGTTCAAGGATGCCGAGGGCGAGCCGACAACGATCACGATGAATCTGAACTACGCGACAATCGACGCGCCCCCGTTACATCCGAATTGTAGATGCACACTCAGACCGGAGATCATAGAGCTATGAAAGACATCGTGAAGATCGGCGCACTGATGGAACGCCTGCCAGTCGTACTGCGTGACGCGGTTCATGTCGCACTCAAGTCAGAGGGGCTGAACGAAGACGACGTAGACGTAAAGCGGCGCTCTGCATCTGCTGACGCTCAGTTCGAAGAAGGCGAGCGGGCGGCTGTGCAGTACGTCAGCACGCATCACATAGATCGCGATAACGAGGTCGTCGTGCCGTCTGGCATAGCGCTGAACGAGTTCAGGCTGGCTCCGCAAGTGCTAGTGAACCACGACTACTCCGAGCTTCCTATCGGGTCCGACGACTGGATCAAGCCTGACGAGGTGGGCTTGCTGGCAAAGACGCGATACTCCACGATCCAGAGAGCCGACGATGTCTTCACGCTGAAGCAGGAAGGGCATCTGCGGACAAGCAGCATCGGCTTCGTGCCGTTAGCGTGGACGATGCCTGGGCGTAACGACTGGGACAAGACGCTCAGTCAGATCACGAGCAAGTGGTCCGATCTCGCGAAGGGCGCGGCGAACATAACGCGCATCATCACAAGGAGCTTGCTGCTTGAGCATTCCGAGGTCAGCGTTCCGGCCAACATCCATGCGCTCACGCTCGCCGTGGCGAAGGGTGCCGTCAAGCTCACAGACGAGATGAAGCAGACAATCGGCATCGACACGGGCGAAGCTGCTGCCGTCAACGCGATCAAGGCGCTGCTGAAGAATGGCACGATCACACCTGACGAGGCGACGAAGCAGATCGCACTGCTGACGTTCGGCGTCGAGCCTGACAAGGGCAAAGAGAAGGCGCCCGAGAAGAAGCAGGATCCGGAGCAGGAGCGTATCGAGATCAGCGACAAGACCCTCACTGCGCTCGAAAAACTTGAGAAGAGCATCACTCTCCCGGTGACCCCCGCTGCGTCTGGCGAGCCTGTAACTCTGGCCGGCGACATCAGAGTAATCAGCGAGCCTCGGACCATAGGGAAGGGTGGCGCTCTTGGCGGCGTCATCCACAACGCGATTGACAAAGCGAGGGGTCGCCTCTAACCTAATAGTCGATTTCATCAAGCGCAGCCCGCTTGCGTCATAGCGAGCCATCTGCCAGACAGAACAGCAACAAGGAGCACAGAACGTGAAGAAAATGACAATCAAGCTGCTGGCACGTTTCCAGAAGCACGAAGTAGGTACGGTGCTAGAACTCGACGAGAAGGACGCATTGGCGCTTATCGAAGCTGACGCTGCCGTCGCTCACGACCCTATCGCAGACGGACTCGCCGAAGGCAAGACGCTCGAAGAGCGCGAAGCCACGAAGCGTGGTCTCGTCGACGAGGTGATCGCCGAAGTGAAGAAAGAGCAGAAGAAGCTCGTCATCGACGTCAAGGATCGCTCCGAAGACGACCCGACCGGCGGCTACTGCAAGAACGCCGACACCAAGGACCGCAAGGAACTCGCATGGGGCTTGAGTGCTCTGGCGATGGACCTCGTCGGTCTGCAAGCTACCGGGCACCCTTCCGAGAATCTCGGCAAGTGTCTCGGTCGCGCAGAGAAGCAGATCAAGGCTGCGGGCAGTGGGCTCGAAGCAGGGCAGGATTCACTCGGCGGCGCGTTGCTCCCGAGCGGCTTCAGCACCGAACTGATGACCTCTGCCAGCTACGAGAGCTTCATTCGACCGCGTGCAATGCGGATGAACCTCCAGACGCTCGCACTGTCGATGCCTGTCGTGGAAGACACGGACCGCTCTGACGGTACGATCTACGGTGGAGTCACGGTGTATTGGCCGGGAGAGCTGGGCCAGCGCACAAGCTCACGTCCTCACTTCGAGACGGTTGATCTCAAGCTCCGGCCTCTGTCGGTGTTCATGTACTCTTCCGACGAGATGATCAAGTTCAGCCCGATAAGCATCGGCACGATGCTTCTGTCAATGGGCGGGGCCGCGATCAACTGGAAAGAAGACACCGCGTTCCTGTTCGGGACCGGCGCAGAGCAACCTCTCGGTATGCTCAACAGTGGCGCACAGCTCACGGTCGACAAAGAGACGAGCCAGACGAAAGAGACCATCGTTCACAAGAACGTAGTCAATGCCGTCGCTCGTCACCGTGACTTCAACGCGAACTCGATCTTCTGGGCGGCGAACAAGACATGCCTGCCCTCGATGACTGAGATGGGCGTTGTTGTTGGCACAGGCGGCTCGCTCGTCTGGATGCCCGCGAATGGTGCCGCAGGGCGTCCGTTCCCGAGCCTGTACGGCTACCCGCTGATGTGGACCGAGAAGGCAAAGACCGTTGGCACAGTCGGCGATCTGAGCATCTGTGACGCTTCCCGTTTCATCGTCGCTGACGATCAGAGCGGGCCGGATGTTGCACAGAGCATACATCTCAAGTTCGATTACTCGCAGACCGCATTCCGCATTGTCAAATATGTGGATGGTCAGCCCATCGACCGAACAGTATTCACACCTGAGAATGGCGACACGCTGTCACCGTTCGTACAGATCCAGACCCGCAGCTAGACAACTATGACCGGACGGGGGTGAGCAGTTCACCCCCTGACGGCTTCAACGAAAGCACAGGAGAGAGCACACCATGAAACAGCTTCTCGCAGAAAACGCAGCATTCTTGCAGGCCGCTGAACCCGCCGCCGTCACGAGCTTCTCGGCTCGGTACTGCGACGTGAGTCAGTATCGGCGTGTGACGATTATGATCTCGCTGGACGTTTCCACCGGATCGGATACTGGCGCGGTTGCACTGACGCAGGCGACAGACACCTCCGGCACGAGCGTCAAGGCGCTTGGGTTCGA